TAGCTTCGTAAACGTATTGACTCCAAACCATGGTTATTACTTATCTTCTTTCTCGAGCTTCTCTTTTATCCCAGTTAATGAGAGTGAGGTTGATTCTTTTACTTTAATAGTGTCCTGGATGGCATTAAGAGCCCCTTCCAATTTGGCTTCATCACCACCAAAAAATGTGAGAAGACCTTCACGGATTGCATCTTTATTCATAGATCCCTTGCGGACAGATTTACGAAGGCTGATCTTGCCTTTCCTGAGGTTAATGGTATCAATGCCCTGGTCAATCATGTGTCGCTTCACAGACTCCTTGAGTCTCTTCTCTTCTTGATTAAGGATTTTGATATCAGATTTTGCTTCAGAAAGTTGTTTTGAGAGCTCCACAAGCTTGGAGACACTCTCGGAAAGTTCATTGGGCACTGACATTATTTACATAAAGCTAAGGTCTAATCTTTAAGCGAAATTTAGCACAAGGAGCGCATCATGGTATCTGGAACGATGGTAGAGTTGTTCCAAACAAATGGCTCTTTGGCATTTGGTGGTTCCGCGCGAATTTGCTGGTTCGCGTTGCGAAGAGCACCGCCAACTGATTCTGGGAAACCGATTTGCTTGCGTGGCTCGAGGAAGTTTTGGCCCGCGAGGATGTCTTCTGGGGCAAATTCACCAAAGTCTTCGGCAGACGCAACCTCGCGTGGGAGGAGGGAGGACGCCAAACCAACACCCTTGTCCATACCGCAACCATTTTGGGCTGGACCCGCGGCTGGACCCGCAGCTGGCGCCATCTCGAGCATGGAGTATTCGCGTTCACGAATTGAATAAGCAGATTTGTTGTTCATAGTGAAGAGCAAGTAGACCAACACGGCGACCGCGGCCAACATCATGAGGTTTTGAGCACGACCCTTCTTCATCATCTTTTATATATGATCAACAATTTTTTTATTCCTCAACCTCATCAACAAAGGCATACTCTTCTGGGTATATGTCCAAAATTGGGTCTGGATGAACTCTGACCTGGACAACATTCCAAGAGGAACCGAAAGATTTCTTGGCAAACCAGAGACCGGCAAATTCCAAAATCACATCACAAACTTTACCCGCTTGAACATTTTCAATGTCAACAGATTCTTGTTGCGCGTTGAATGCCTTGGTGACTTCAATGCGTTCGCCTGTGACTTGACCGTCGGCGACACTGGAAGTGTATGCACCTTCAATCACTTTTTCGGAAAGTTGCTTTCCGAACCAGGTTTCACAATTTTCACGAGCCGCTTCAAGGTTGAGGGTATCAATCGCCCCAATCTTCTGAACATTAGCTTCACTCGCAAGTTCAAAAACGATGTCACCTGAGACATCAGCAACCTTTACTTTATTCAATTGAACTAGGCATTTTCGCTTGCTATCATTGAGAGCTTTCACGAAATAGAGTCCATCATCACCTTTAGCTGGAGCGTTGTACAACATATTATATATGGTTTGCGTCTCAATTCTTTAAACCAACAAATGGGATCTGTGAGGCCTTCTTTATAATCACCCGTGGAACCCACTTGTCGCGTACTGGTTTGTACCCATACAATAACTTTGTGTAGTCAATGTAATTTGGAATACTCTTACCTGTAGTTGGTCTGTAATTATATTCATTTTTGACATATGACTTTGAGGTGTTCTTGACCCATTCTTGCTTGTTTAAGTTGAAACGCTGGTTTCCGTGAGTCTTTGCGTAGCCTGGGATGTTTAGGTTTGGTACAGATGTTTTCACGCCATATACGAGTTGTTTGGAGAGACGCTCCTCCCCGGGCTTTGTTGTAAACTCTGTGTAACGCGTTGGATCCACCTTGGCTGCGAGGGACATATTAACATCACCCTTTCTTCGTGACACGAATCGGAGACTTCTTATCTTGTTGTGGGTTTGGTTATATATAGTGTTGATGCTGTCAGTTGGACTGATCTTCGCAGTCTTGGTAATCATCCTGGCGAGTTTGTACATACGCTGACGATCTTTCTCTTTTTTCTCTGGGCGAAGACCCAACTTTTGCATCAGGTAGACATCGTCAAGGAGGAAACGCTTTCCAGCAACATAGAGACGCTTATCGTGGACCATAGCACCTGTATCCTTGTTTTTGTAGGTGACACCCCGCTTCTTTGATTGGATGGCTTCGTAGCCAAACTCTTTGGGTCTCATGAAGGGAATGTCCAATATACCACCAAGAATTTCTTGTGTGATTCTTCCCTTCTCAATTGAGAAATATCTAAGGTTGAGGTCAAGGGCGAAAAGTTCTACATCAATGAAAATGTCACCTTTACCTGGTTCAGCGCCACGCTGAGACTTCTTCTTCTTGATGAGAAGGTAGCGCCGTGTCACATATGGACCATTTTCAGAGAAACCCAAACCCAAGAATCGCCCCAACTTTGTCTTTTGGGAAAGACGCTGTTTGATTTTCATGTTGACGCGCCTTGCGATTTCACCCAATTTGTTCCACAAAAGGAGCTTGATACCCTGAAGTTTACCAAAGTATTTGTCGTCATATGGAATAGTGGGGATGAACTTTGTGTCTATGTCACTCGTAACGAGGCGATCGGCTCTGTCCAGATACATATTGAAAGCTTCACCCCCGGAGACAACGAGGTCACCCATGGGCTTGAGGAATTCTGCGAGTTCAGCCGCCGTTCTAAGAACAATGTCACGAACAGAGTCTGTAACAACAGCGTAGATCATCTTTTCAAAATTTTCATTGCCATGAACTCTGTGTACTCTCTTCCTGAACGCGGCGAGGTTATCTGTCTTGTAGTACTTTTCAAGAAGTGGATCGTTGAAGAATAAATTTTTCTTCATGAACCTATTGATCACCGCTTCTGAATAAATTTCAGTGTCCATTATTATATTGACACATAATAATATGAACTGCAACGTGATCGAAGAATGTAGGTGTTTCGCGTACTCGGACGTGACTGACACCAAGAAGTACCAGTTTTGTGGAGTGCGTAAAGGTCCTAAAGTTCTTCCCTGTCCCTCGGGTTGTTGCTCTGGAGGATGCCCCGGTGATTTCCCCAAGGAACCCTTTAGAATTATAGACCGTCCAACGTATGAAATTAGAGATTCCAAAACACAAGCTCTTTTAATTTTGATAGCAATTTCTCTCGTAATTTTGTTGTATGCTGTGACTTAAAGATTAAGACGCAATACAAGGTATAAGATGTCTTTTGAAACTATCCAAGCTGAAATTACTGCCCTCCGCGCCGATGTCAAGGCCCTCACCAAGCTTGTCCGTAAGGTCAAGAGCACCCAAGAGGATCCAGATGGCGAAAAGGCGAAGGCTCGTGCTGCGAACAATGGCTTCAACCGAAAGCAAGAAGTAACACCTAAGTTGCGTGAGTTCTTGGGTCTTGCCGAAGGTGAACTCATCTCTCGCTCTGAGGTTACTAAGTTCATCAACAAGTACATCACCGAAGCCGGACTCAAGCACCCAGAAAACGGTCGCCAACTCATCCTCGACGAAAAGCTCAAGGATTTGTTGCAACCACCAGCTGACGTTGTTGTTACCTACTTGAACCTCCAAAAGTACCTCAGCCCTCACTACGTGAAGAAGGCTTAAAAAAATAACACCTCCTAATAACATGAACTTCAATCAACAAGATATTGAAAAGCTTGTTGGTACAAAGATTAAG